CCTGTGTCCAGCTTCCCCATGTGTCGGCGGCTGCCGCTGTTGCAATTTGGATAACTGAACTAGGCTCTTGAGGATACACCCTTGTCCGTGCATGAGACTGGTGGTAATTGAGAGCTAAATTAGATAACAGGTCATCAACGTCTGACGGGAGATTAGCGGCTGCCAGTTCGTCCAGATATCCAGCCCGCGCCGCCGTGTAGTTGACAGCCAGAGCCGCGTCGTCGGTGCCACGCATAGCATCGCCGTCAAGCCCGGCTACATCAGCCGCTATGGTGGTGGTATCGGTAGTGATACCAAGTACCGAAGCAGTTAAGCGTCTGAGTGTTCCAATCAGATCAATCATTAAGGATATCCCAGCCTGAATAATAGTCTGTGCTCATTGGCAAGCAATCCCCTTGACCACGCCCTCGGCCTGTGAAACTTGGCCTTGAACCAGTTGGCATCTTCGGTAAACCTGCACCCCAGCCGCCAGTCATCGCCGACGGTGGATTCAGGGTCTATCAATACATCCGACACGGTGGTTATCGGTTCCCCGTCCCGATAGTGGTAGCCGGTCGTTCCTATCCTTGAATAACTGAATAGGTGCCACTCGTTATATACCCAGTCCAGAGAATAAGAGGCGGTTCTGAGTGACGCCCCGGCTGCGTGGTGGTGCCTGACCGTCATATATCCCAGTGCGCCAATCTCTGACAGGTAGACTTCCCAACCCCTATCGGATACAACGTACTTACCCATCACGACTTGAGATGTTTCCCCTGAGTCCGCCCAGTAAAACCATATTGCCAAACTGTAATCGGTTGTCGTGAAATCAAGGTTGGTGCAATCGGCGGCGGGTATGTCGTAATACTGGAACAAGTTAAGTAGTGGATATATTCTATTAAGGTCAATCCCGAAGCGGCCTGACGACGTCTGTAACCATAAAGGCGTAGCGATGGACGTGTGCATCGTGGCCATGCTGTGATTATCTGACTCGTCGTGAAGGTAAGACCCGGAGGCCTCAAGCATTGACAGGTCTAGTTCGATGTTCTCATTGAGTGCTAGGCTGTCATAAAACGTCCTAGCCATTATATTTCATAGAACACTTCCCAGGGATAAGCCCGGTTCGTGCCTGCTGTTTTCTCAATCGTAACCGCGACCCCGTACCTGTTCGGCGTCAGTTCAATAATAATAATCACCGGTGATATGACACCCGCATAGGTCAGCGTGTCGACCAGCAACAGCCCGGCGCCACCGGGGGCGACGTCAGCATATTCCCTGATAACAATAGTCTCCCCTGCCGTGTGAGCCGTGCAGTTTATCTTGACGCATATCGGGTTAAACACTCCGAGCGGGTTGGCATTGAGATATACGTTCTGCTCGGTGCCGTCAGTGGTAAGCGTGCCGCCGGTCTCTGATAGTGTCGGCAGTGCATTGGTGACCGCCAGAATATCAGTGACGTCGTCCTGTACGTCTTCAATCTCGTCATCAATAACAACCAGTGCGGCCTCTATATCGTCTAGTTGGTCTTCAACATCGGACAAGTCAGTCGGGTTTCTTACTCCCTCACTCATGACAGACTTCCTTCACTGAAAGACATATTGGTCAGCCCTTCAGAGATTCCATTAATAGCACCATAGTACATATTATTAGTGCCGATGCGATAGCTCCCCCCGTTGGGGTTTATCCTCATCCCCTCACCAATCACAGCCTCATCCCCACGTGATAGATATATGACATTATCCCCGTCATTGACCAGCTCAAGGTCGGCGCGGTGATGGTTGGCCGGACGTACCACAGTTGATACAGCTGTCACGGTGACATAATCATTCTCTGCACTTACAATGGGGAATATACGCGGATCAGGCATTACACTCTCCTACTTATAAGTGACGGTACAACTACCAGCCCAGGCGGTGACGGTGACGAAGATGCCCGTAGCCATCTCGCAGTCGTAGTTTAGTGTAATGGGTTGGATTGATACCTGGACGGCGCTCCTGGCCGTTATGGTGGCTATCAGCGTGCCGGTATTATCAACCCCGTCATATACCAGGATGTCACCAACGGTTGTGGTTCCGTTCAGCGTGATGTTATGTAATACACATTTGCCGGTCTTGACGAGGGTTTCCGCCGTTACGTTAGATGGTAACCACGGATAGTCTATTGCTGAGTTACCCATTATATCCTCCAGAGTGGGATTCGCCGGAGGATGTATTTCAACCCCCCGGCTCCCGTTCTATTCAGTTGTATTAGCGTTAAGCGCCGTCTGATGCCCAGCCAGCGCGTCCACTCAGCGTGACACCGCCGAAGCAGTGGCGCACTTTGTAGAAGATGTTATCGGTAGCGAAGTCTCCACCCATCGGGTTGGTGAGACCGCCGCCGACGGTGACCTGGTCGCTGGACTTCATGTACAGCTCTGGGCTCTCATGACCGGACAGATGGCCGAGTTCACCGGCAGGGATGTCGCTCGGGTCGGAGAACAGTGCCCAAGTTGTGGTGCCGTGGTCAGTACAGATTATCGGCAGCCAGGGGTTAATCAGTATCTGGAGGCCATACTGCGAGATGACATTGTTGGTCGGGACCGCATAGGCCGCGACATCGGCATCACCGGTTAGGATGGTCTGCTTATTGGATGAGGTAAGAATCTGGCGAGCGGTGAACTCAAGCGCTGGACCTATCATCAAGTATTTGGGTCGGTTCAGAATCGGTGAAGTGCCTTGGTCGGTATAGGCCGCCATAGCCGCGACTGCTGTCTCCAGATTACCGATGGTCAGAGCAGTAGTCGCTACCGCTGCGCCGCCATTGGCCGCAGAGAAGTAAGCGTCAAGCGGGCCATTCGCATCCCAGTACAGCGACGTCAGGAAGAATTCCTCTGCCCGGCGAGCCGCCTTGGCAAACCTCATCGGGGTGTCCTTGAGGGCGTTCAGGTCGTCGTTGATTATCGCTTCCCATGAGATGTCGAACTGACGGCCGTATTTCTTCAAGGAGTAGTTGTACTTGGCCTCATCGCGGTCACTGGCGAGATACTCACCTTTCTCAGCAACCTCTTGGAGCCTCTGGTCGCCGTCCGAAATCTCATAGCGATGGACTGTGCGGAAGTCCTTAACCGAGGACTTGCGGAGTATCTGCGGCATTATCTGTGGGGTGTCCTTGAAGCCAGCGAGTACCTGGCGGTCGAGTACCTCACCGAACAGATAGGGAAAGTCGGATGTGGTCATTGCCTCGCGCATCAGGAACTCCCGTTTATGCGACGGCATCTGCACTTTGTTGGTGAGCAGGTTCACAACCTCTAGGAGCCGCTGGTCATGGTCGGGGCGGGCTTGGGTTTCATGGACAGACTGATAGCCTTCCCAGTCCTCCATTACTTCTTTTAATTCCATTTTGGGTCTCCTTATTTTTTATTGCCTCACCTTGCATCGGCCGCTCATCCGCTTCGCTTCTGTTAAGCTCCCGCTCGGTTTACCTTCGCCATGATTCTACTTCCAACTCCATATCATTTAGTATCCGGTCTATGAATTGTTGAAAGCGACTGGCTTTGTGTTTATTGGATTCTTCGCTGTTAGGTTCCATTGTTTCACTAATGGTTTTCAGCCTCAGATTTAATAGCTCGTAGTTATCCTTGATGGACTTTCTGAGACGCGCTTCTATTGGGGGGGATATCTTATGCCATAGGTGAGAGTTTGGGCGATTCTGTCCGGGGAATTGCCACCCCCTCCGTATCATCTCTCCAAACCACCAGTTCACTATGCCAGTAATTAAACTGTCGTAAGCGAATTTACCGATACCGTAGTTAATAATTGTCCTGAAGATTTTGGCGTAGTTGTATTTCCCCCAGTAACACTTATCATCTACACTATGGAGATGCTTGAAAAACTCCTCACGAATATCAATCAGTATGTGTGCATTGAGTACTTCGGTATTATCTTTGGTTGGTTCGTCTAATGATGTCAGTTCCTTATAGGCTCGGATTACCGTTTTAAACCCGACCTTAGTTCCAGCCAAGCTAGTGATGGCGTCCTTAAATGGGTTTTGAACACCATCCACTAGTGTCTTGTGTGTTGCTCCATGACTGTATACCGACTTCAATTACGCGCTCCTTTAAGTGGCCGAGCCGAGCGGAACCTTGATCTGAATGTCAACCGTGATTAGGGTGGATGCGGTGACATCATCGAGGATGATACCAATGTAGTCATTGGCAGACAGTGCGTAAGGCGTAGTCAGGTCGTTGCTGTCCAGCCCGTTCAGGTCGTCGTCGCATGAATCTATAACATCAGTTCCGTTGCCGTCTGTGCCTCCGTCAATAACATCGAGCCCGAGGCTAGTTCCCAGTGCTTGGTCGGTGAAGTAGACCACCCTGACCACAGTGCCCGCACTCCATAGCCGGGATATGTAGACAGTCTGGTTAGCTGAACCTTCAGTGCTGAACCAGAAGTGCTCTATGGCATAAATCTCATCGGCGAGATGTTCCTTGTCAACTGCGTCATCGGCTATCTTGTCACCGTCAATGGCATCGTTGCCAACAGTAATATCGCCAAAATGGACCTTGACGGCAATGACACCGGAACCACCAGCGACCACGCTGCCGAGCGCATAGCCAAATGGGATCTGTGTATCTGAGTCCGTGATCCTGCTTATCTCCGCATCGCCGGTACCATCGGCATCAGCGGCACCGGGAAGATCACCCGCACGAATGTAGAGGCGGTCACCGATTTCAATGGCCAAGTTCCCATCGTCGCCTTCGGCGTAGACGGTGAGGTTCCAGATACCCTCGGTGTCAAGGGCGATTAGGTCGGTGACCGCTGCCGCGCTATTAAACGCTACTCCAACAGCCACGCCGTAGGTGGCGGGTACACCGCTATCAATAAGGACAACGGGGTCACCTTTGTCGACGAATCCGTCGGCATGGTAGGGGTGGGTCAGTTCGGCCTCGTAGACCGTAACGTGGCGACCCTCATAGGTGCTTGAAACTTCTGTTCCGGCGTCAAGCGAACCTTCATAAACTCCTGCAGTTACTCCAGGCATAATATTTGCCTCCTTGCGTTATTTTACCGGTTAAAGTCCGGCAGCTTCCTTGGCTTCGGCTTCACTCATACCGAGTTTTATGTAGCCCTCTTTCAATGACTCCTTAGTCTTGACTGCATCGGGCTCGTCCTTGGTCGTGTTGCCGAGATTCTTTACTTTGTTGGTCTCGGTAATGGTGGCGATATAGGCCGCCTCGTCCTTGATAGCATCCGCGATGCCATCGGCTGTTTCGGCGTTCTCAAACACCTTGGTAAGTTTGGTCTTGGCAGCTTCGGGGAGTTCGGCCTTGTCCACGGCCTCTTTTATGGTGGCCTGGGCTACAGCTCTAACCTTGTCCTTCTCTGCCTGCTCTGCGGCTTCCTTCAACGTGTCACGGTCTTTAGTGACAGTATCCAGTTGGCCTTCGAGTTCTTTGACCCTGTCTTCGATTTCCATTTTGGCTTTAACCTCCGTTTGTACTTTGTTGTTAATGTCAGTCTCTATCGCTCGAACCAAATCCGGTCGAGCCTCTTTGAGCATTGCCAAGTCCATGAGTTCCGCGTCAAGAATATTATCTATGGCGCTCTCTCTTAGGCCAGCTTGCCCGCCAGCTCCCGCCTCTGTCACGAAGTCAACCGACTGCATACCTGATTTGACCAGACCCTCGACGAACATGGTCTTAACCCCGTCGATGGTCTGCTTGGTGGCCTTCCCCACCGCGTTAATAGATGTCCCCAGATGCCCGAGGTCTCCGGCTTCAAATAGATTGCTCACCATTTCCTTGAGCCAACCGGCGTGAATGTGGGCGAATCCCACCGCGTTACCGGATTCTGACACTCTGGTTTCGTGTAGAGTAGCGACCCAATCCCTTACCGAACGCTCCGGGCGGTCTCCCTTGGCCAGGTGGTCGGCGTACATCTTGGAACCTTCAAATATCGTGCCCGCATCATTGATCGAGTTCTCTGAGTAATACCGGCCTTTTCCGATATTGAACCCCGGCTTGATAATACGAACTGGCAGCACACCCTTGGCGATACCTTCCGCCGTGGCTTCGCTAATATCCACCTCACAGGATTCATTGATGCGCTCTCGCATTTCATTAGCCTCTTTTATCCAGCGCGGAATGTCCCCGTCTTCAACCCCGAGCCTTGAGTATGCCGCGCGTATCTTTCTCTTAGTGCCAGCCATAGCTTCTTGCGGCAGTTGAACCTTCTGGCCACGGAACCCACCGGGTGAGAACGCGGCGGCAGCAGCCCCGAGTTGCTTTCTAGTCACCTTCTTGGTCGGGTCTTCCCACAACCTGAGTTTCCAGGAGCTGGGCTTTTCTTTGTCGGGCGTGTACGCGAAGGCAGCAGCCGGGTATGATTCGCCGTCCTCGGTCTTCGTGGGAGCCGCTTCCTGTAACTTAACGATAACCGCGTCGGCTTCCTTGACCAGTACTGCGGCCTCTTCTTCAGTCAGGTCGGCATTATCAACAGCCTCTATCATCCGGTCCAGGGTCTCACGGGCGGCAGTAGCATCTTCGCGCTGTCCGGCCAGTGCGGTAATCTCGTCTATCTTGGCGCTTACTGACTCCTGATAAGGTGTATAGACGGTCTTGGGTATGACTTGTTCTGCCGCACCCAACACGACCTTCCCCTTTTGGTCGATGACATAGGCGGACTGAAACAGCTTGTTTTTGATTTCATAGACGAGATAATCAGGATAGATGTCCCTGATATAAGGTCCATCAACGGTATTACCAACCGCAAGCGAACTCGTCACGGCAGCCTGTAATAGTCCCCGGCGGTCGTTATCACTCATAGATTCCTTGACTTTAGTTGCCACGGTTAGCCTCCCTGAGATTCTAATATTAAGTTATTGGATAATAAGATTCAGGCCATTCAAATGTTTCGGTTGGTAGTTCTTGGTTAAGCTCGGCCGGACCGACAAACCATAGCCTATCCTGACAAGCTGCCTCCGCCTTTTCTGCGGTATCAAATACGCCCTGAAATTCCCACTCACTGCAATTATCCTCATTAACTTTGCCAGCTACCCATAATTTCATCGCCCTGATTATCCCCCTATCCGCCATAATACTATTCCCAAAATGATACACAGTAGTATTACGATTCGATTAAATCTGCAGTATTTTGCTAGTGCCCGTTCTGTCTCGTTCATTTCTTTAGCCTCGCAGGTGATAGTGAGCATTCACAATTTGGATGCTGTGGCGGTCTGTCTACCCCGCCAGAGAATGATGCATCAATGGGAATGACCCCATCCGATTCGTTATCAGAACATATATCGCAGCAGTCAGAAGTTGCCAACCACCGCTTCCCATCCAGCCCCAGCCGCTTGTAAGTATCAAGTGAGGCCTGAGACATTGAATCATTTAACTCAGTCCGGGCTATCGTCATAGACCTACCCTTTCGGGCGTCAGCCATAGCTCCCATGTTTTCCTTGATGGACTTAGCTAATCTCTGTGGCGACATACCCCGGCGGAACCCGTCCTCAAGTACCCCGGCCAGCCGCTTCGTTGTGGTTGCGTTAATATTAGTGACCATTTCAGCGCCGTGACTCTTAATCCACTTGACAGCCCCGTCGTCGACAAGGTTAAATGTCGGATGTATCTTAGCTACCTTGACGGCCTGCTCTGCGCCGAGTTTATAGCTCCGTGTGTTAAAGTCATCAAGGACGAAAGTTAAGTCCCCAGATATCGGTTCTGTGGCCTTCCTAGCGATTGATTTGGCGTCGCTCTCTATGGATTCCTTAACTGCATATCTAGCGGCTGTGCTGTTTAGTTTTTCGTACGGAAACTTTCTTGCCAGCCTTCGGAAGTATTGGGACAGGGCCAGGGCGAACTTTTGCTCTAGTGCCCTCGCCTTCGGGGTTGCTACCGACCCCACCAGCTCCTGCAGTATCAGGTCCACTTCCTTCACCACTGTCTCGCAGTCTGATTTCATTTGCCGGTTCCTCCCCCGTTCCATTACAGTGCCTGCATCTCTGTCTGATAAGCCCGGACTCGTATTCGATGAATGTCTTGCCCTTGCACTCTACGCAGGGTGTCTTAGTGGGTGGTTGTGATGGAAAATCCTTTGCCCACTGTTCAGCTAGTTTATTATCGCCCATACTAAACAGACTGTCGTAGGCGTCTCCGCTTATTATTGCCATATTATCCCCCTTCTTTGATTATTGGCCCGTGTCTGTATCTGGTGGCGGTGGCATTGGTGGTGCCGGTGGAACCCCATAACCGCCCAGTAACTTATGAATATTATTGACCGCTTCTCGGTAGGTACTACGGTCTTTCATGCTACGCGCCCCATGCTCGGGTAGACGTGACCAGTCAAGCCCATCCCACTCACACAACCATACCGCTGCGCTTTCTAGCCTATCGGTGAAAGTGCCATTCGCCATATTACAATCAACACTCGGGTAGTTCCACTCTATTTTCGCCATGTCGCCCCCCTTTAGTCTTCCGGCTCGAAGTGTTCGCAGCCGTCAAGTATAGACATTTTCTCGCCATTATTAAATTCACCGTCGAGCATAAAATCACACCACATATCAGTACGCCCGTCGCCATCATCGTAGCAGTTGAATTTCTTGCAATCACAACATCCAGCCATGTTATCCCCCTTCGGTTATCGCCCTAGAATAGATGTTATCCTTTCATTGATTCGCCGTACTTCATCCTTATCAATATTAACGTGAATCTCAATATCATTATTGTGCGAAAGACAATTTAACGGTATTATAGGTTCACCCGAATGACAGAGGAATGGTAATATTGGGGGGTGTATAATGCCACCCTCAGCGCGCATCACCACTTCCTTCTTTTAATGCTACCTTGTAATCCCTCAGTGCCTTCGCCAGATGATAAGCCGCCGACTCCTCAGTTGATATACCATCAAGCACCTCTTCGGGGTTGTTGACTCCAAGGTTCGTTAAGACCAGCTTCCTGACCTCGTCGGTGTCAAGCGCGGGCATCACTGTGATTATCTGAGCCACTGCGTTAATAGCAGCCATTGCGTCCTTCTCGGTAATCGGCGGGAAGTCAATGTCTATAAACCGCTTGTCCTCAGAGATGTTATTCTCATTGAGTACATAATTGAATATATTGTCGTATGTATCCGACCACATCTTTTGGTATGACTCGAACTGTATCTGCATTGGCCGTTCCATAGCCGTAGCTGTGGCCAGCCTGAACGCCTCACCTGCGCCGAAGTAATGCGGGAACACACCAACGGCCGCACCAAACATCTGGAGCAGCATATTGGCATCTGTCTGAGCCGCCGACGCCCCGCTCTCTGTCTTGATCGGTGTAAGGTCCAGCCCCTGATTTTCCACCCAAGTCGACCCAGCAGCAGCAGGGGGATTGTTCTCAGTACCTCTACCCGTCGCCAAGGACGATTGAAGTTGTGACTGAACGGCTGAGACCGCGGTTGATCCGCCCTTGACCTTGGCCTTCCATGCGAACTTGGCCAGCGCCTGGGTTATCGACGCCCGTGCCTCGACGAACTTCCTGTGCGCCCTGGACCAATCCATCGCTGAGTACAATAGAGATACACCGCGCGGGGCTAGTGTATTGAAAGCTACATGATAGATGGGGGATTGCTGGTCGGCGGTGACTTCCTTGCCGTCCTTGTCCCTCGCTGATTCGTTGGGCGTCTCATTAGTGTAGTCAGGATAGTACAGGGTGTGCATCTGGGAACCTACCCAGAACTCACGCTTGTAGAGTAATACCGTGTCCCTGTCGTCGGGGTCGGTGATAATCTCGGTTATCTCCAGCGGGTCGATCCGGCGTATCTTGGTGACACCGTTACCCTTTGCAGGGAAGAATACGAAGAACACCTCACCGTCCACCAGTAGTTTATCCGATGACTGCCCCTGTCCTTGTGTTGACAATACAGAATGGTTAGCCCTGGCATCCCAGAATTCCCGTAGTATTTTATCAGCGCCCTCGTCGGTGGCCTTCCAGTTAATACCACGTCCGATTGAATAGCCGGTCCATATCCTGATAGCCTGCTTGCTAAGGGGGTCGCGCAGATAGTATACTCTGGCGTTCTTGACACTACCCACCCGGTCATATACTGGAGCCCCGCCGGTATCTGATACTGACAGCCTTGTCCAGCCAACGTCTTCACGGCGTAGCTCTATCTCGGCGGTGGAGTATCCGTATTCCATCAGCACAGAATTGAGGGCTTCGCGGTATGACACGTCATTGTCAGCGTTACCCTTCATCTCACGGGCTACCTCGGATGGGAGCCAGAGTTCATAATCAGACATAATTTAACCCCTAGCCACTACGGGCGATTCAACCATCATAATAGGGTCACTAACACCATGCCCACAGCAGGCAGACGTCGCTCCGGGGATGTAGCCTAAGCAAGCATCATACCCCTCTTTGGTTGGCATCCTGCCGCAACGGGTACATGGTCTCTCTTCTTTATCCATAGGGGTGCCATCCGTGTAAACCCATATACCGTTAATGTAATATATATCGTTGCCCCTTGTGTGTGCGTGAATTATACTCATGACTCTTTAACCAAGTTCATATTGTTCAGACATAATTTAACCCCTTGGGAATATTTGGATGCCAGGAGAGGATTCAAACCTCTGTTCACAGGTTCAAAACCTGTTGTCCTATCACTAAACGACCCGGCATTCACTAACATAAAATAAGGGACTGAGCAGGACTTGTGCGCCGGTGCATTCCATCTGCCGGACACCGCCTAATACCGGAGGGTTTGCGGTTGCCCAGTCCCATTGGTTTATTGTGTTATTAGAAGATAGCCAGTGCCGTTACACGACTTACATCTATCTGCGGCTATTCCCCCTGACGTAAAGCAAAAATTGCCATTCTCATCAATGTAAGTTGCAGAATAAAACCCCTGCGGAACGTTCCCTGTCCCACTGCACACTGGGCATTTAACTGCCTGTGTATTCATACTATCCCCCTTTAATCCCAGTCCTGTGTAATCCCGCCGTATTCCTCAATGGTGTCATATACCAATACGCCTTCCTGTGCGACTGGTGCAGCCCTCATGAACGCCAACGCCTGAGTAGTAGAGTCCACTTGGTCATCGTGTGCAGCGTTCGGAAAGGCCGATAGTTCCTCTATGTAATCATATAGCCAAGGGGCATTATCCGGCAGGAATACTTTGCCCGACTCAATGAGTGGGGTCACAGCATACGCCCTTGCCACCTTGTCCCGGTCCACCTTGACCGGTAGTATTGGGATGCGGGTATTGCGCTCCAGTTCCTGTACTAGCGACTGTCCGCTGGCCTTGTCCTCTACCAGCACTATATTGGGTCTGTCCCTCTCGTAGAGCGAAACAGTAACCCTTTTCAGTTCAGGGAATTCCACCTTACCACGCCAGACATCAAGTAGATAAAACCCAGTCTGGTTATACCCCCATACGGTACAGACGGAGTAATCGTTCTGTTGTTTATCCTTGAAAGCCGTATCCCAAGAATGAATGACGCCTTGCATTTTGGGCTTCTCAGTGTAGTATTTCCACCACTCGCGCTTGATTATCTGGCCTTCTGCTATGGTGGGATTGCCCTGATACAGTGACTCAAAGTTACGAGCCGCCGATGGCGTGGCCCTTAATGTGTCCAAAAACTCTATGGGGAAGCGTTCCGGCCATAATGCCTTACCATCAGTGATAGCCGAGAGATGTAAAATCTCCCAATGGTCAGAGTTTTGGAAGTCTCGCGTCTCGTTAAGCAGACGCCCCACTAAGTCATCCTGATGCCATCTGGTCATAACAATGATAATAGCAGCACCAGGGGCTTGCCTAGTACGGAATACTGTCTCGTACCAATTCCACGCCCTGTCCCTATACGTCTGGCTCCCAGCCTCTTCCGCATCCTTCACTGGGTCATCTATGATTCCAATGTTGAACCCACGGCCTGTCAGACCTCCACCGATACCCACGGCGTAATATGAGCCGCCCTGCTTGGTGCCCCACTCGTGAGCCGCCTGACGTTCTGGAATGATGGTCTCCTGCCCGGCGGTCTCCGGGCGGTATCTGATGTTAGGAAATAACACCCCCATCTCGTGTGAAACAAATATATCTCTAGCCCGGCGGGAATGTACCAATGAGATTGACTCGGCATAACCGGTCTGCACGATGTAATCCTCGGGGTGTCGAGCCAGATACCAGCAAGGGAACCTCAGAGATACCAACTCCGACTTGCCGTGACGTGGTGGCATCAGTACCATCAGACGCTTAATATCACCCCGCTCAATAGCTTCTAGTGCCTCAGCCAGTTGTACGAGATGCTCTGGTGTTTCGTAGGCTGGCATGGTGTATTGACAGAATGGGAGTA